GTTGGGGTTAAGCCGCGAGAGATTCGACGGCGGTGCTCAATTGACCTGTAGCCGCAACAGTGGTCGTGAACTTGATCCGCTTGGCATAACGCGTCGGCTGGATAATGTAGACCAATGCAACGTCTCCGTTTGCAATCTGCGCCGGAGGGTTGGTATTTTTGTCGCAGTAGACTTTCGCGTAATACAAACCGCGTTTGCCTTTGATCGGGTTAACGATCCGCTCAACAATACCGCGCAGCTGCGCCCACAAGAATTCGTCGTTAGGATCGAACAGGCCGACCAGAACGTCATATTTTGCGGTGGTTTCGATCAAGTTGATCAGACGGCGCACGTTGATATCCTGCAACGCCGATTTGGTCGATTGCAAGGTCTGTGCACCCCACACGCAATAACCGTAACCGGCTTGCTTGTGGATCATGTTGATCTGGTTTTGATCCAGAATATTTCGTTCCGGCAACGAATATTTGTGACGCACACCGTTGATTTCGGTAATGACGCCACGGATCACACCAGCCGGTGCCCAAAACACATCGCGCATTTGGTCACTCTGTGCGAACACAGCGGCCACTGCGCCAGATGGCGGCACGTAGACTTCTTGGTTGTCGTCGGTAACTTCCAGAATATCCGAGCAATAAATCGCTGCGAAACTGGTGTTGGTGTTCAGCACGTTACGACGGTGATTTACCGCACGGGTAACGGTTTGCTGATCCGACGGAATGTCGAGGATTGCGAAGCAGTCACGGCGGGCCTCGGCCAGCGCGATCATGGCTTGCTGCACCCCAGCATCGGAATAACCCGCGTTGATCAGAATACGAATTTCGTAATCGTCTTCGTTCGCGAATTCGTCCCAACCGCTGATGATATCGCCGTTGGTTGCGGCGCGGCCATTGTCACCGTAAGACAAATCAACCTGCACAATGGCGTTGATCAGTCGTTTGGCACCTTTAGACGCCACGTATTCCGGGTGGTTTTCGTTGTCCATGAAACGCACACGCGATTCCATGTTTTCCAACTGGTACGCGATGGACAGTTGGCGGTTTTGACCGTCTACTTTTTCGCGCAAAGTGCCACGGTAAGTTTCTACCGGAACGCTCATGTTGGTTTCGAAAACTTGGAGAACGAAAATCTCGTTTTCCACGTCGTTCGGATCGGGGTACATCAGCACGCGCAGCTGGTTGTTCCAGTCGCCGGGGTTCGATCCGTAGATAAACCCGATTTCGTCTGGCAGTTGGTTATGCTCGGTTGCCGGGTCCAAATAGCCTTGAGTTGCAGCTTTCGGAACCGAGAAACCGTTTTCAGTTTTGACCGCCGCGTTACCGTAATTCGCTCCGGTATCAACGCGAAGGGTCCACAAACGTTGTGCTTTTTTCAGGAAGCGTTCAGCCGCAAAGTGGCCGAAGGTAAGCGATGCATCCCGCAGGCCATAATTGGCCCGGAATTCCGCAACGCTGGTGCTCAGTACAGGAACACCAACGCGACCGCGATTCGATTCACTTACCATTGCCCCTGTGGTTGGGTAAGTCGAGGAAGCCGATTGCGAATTATCGACTTCGCCGCCATACACACCCGCCGACGTGTTACTGCCGTTTTGAAGGGTCATTGGACAATCTCCAGTAATCTCCCAAAAGGTTTCGGGATTACTATTAAATTACGCTTTTATCAAAGTAATGCGAGTCACTTTATCGGCCATCAGTTTAATGGTCCCGGCAAAGGAACCATTCAGCATGAATTGACCGTTAACCCGGAAGCGTACAGGTGCGCTCTGTAGCTCTTCGTCCGGTGTTGGAACAATTACCGGAATTTCTGGTGCAGGAGGTGCCACCAATTCCAGCTGTTTCGTTACGGTCTGCCCACCTGCCGTGTATTCAACGGTCACAGGCTGGCCGGGCAGTCCGTATTGATAGAACGATTCAAATTGCGCAGTGTATTTGCCCGAATATGCGAAGGTCGCAGTCAACGGGAAATACAGCACGGCGCCGCTCACCTGATTGCGCAGAGTAAGACGCGGATTATCCGACATGTTTGGATCAGTAACCGTGACCGTAAACGGTTCAACGATATTGACCTGCGTTTGCACATCGAGCGCAGGCACCACGTTGGAACGAACCGTGATTTCGTGCACGATACTTTGCGGGTCGCCGTGGATATCTTTGCCAACCGTTACCAGCTGGAAAACATCACCATCGTCAGCAGCAAAC